GGAATTTTGGCAACGCTGGAATTAACCAACCAGTCGCCGGAATTTGTAACGTGGGCAGAGAGCTGGTTGTCGGGAGAGGATAGATCGGCCAACGCCACCCACGCGGCCAGCGCGGCCAACTACGCGTCCGGCGCGGCCCACGCGGCCAGCGCGGCCAGCGCGGCCTACGCGGCCTACGCGGCCAGCTACGACATCACGCAAACCCTGATTATGTGCGCCCTTGCCGCACTGGAAATCGAATATGAGGGGTGTGGTGTATGGTGGGGGGATTCCGTTGGCTTTGAGCGAGATGGGTAACACAAAAATAATTAAAGATTTTTCTTGACAAGCCGATATACGTAATGTATCGTGTGCTGACAAAAGGAAGGAAACCGATGATTGATTTGTTAAAGCTCCAACAAGAAAAGCAACTTTCGCAAGAGCAGCTTGCCCGTGAGTGTGGCTGTACACTCGGGGCGATGCACAACATTTTGCACAGGCTGTCAACGCCACGGATCACCACGGCGGTAAAGCTGGCCGAGGTATTTGGTGTCCCGGTCGGCGAACTGTGGCCGGGGGAGGTAAAAGATGGACCACAATGACCACAATGACCGAATAGCCCAAATACGCCGAGCAATGGCCCGGAACCAGGAAAAGTACGACCTTAGGTGGTTTGAACTCTGCCACCGGATGAAAAAGGTTGATGCGAACACAATTTATCATAGGAGCATACCATGTCCGAACAAACTATCAAAGTAATCGCCGCCGACGGTAGCACTGTCACGCTCAAGGGCAACTTTGAGGTAGTAAGGGAAAAGTGGACTGTTGTTTCTCAAAAAACAGCACAGGACTGGCTGGATAAATATTATCCCGACACACGGAAAACCGCTGGGGAGTTACGGCAAGAGTTTTTCGATATGGTCAACCGTCGTGGGCCGTACTTCAACGACGACAAAAAGGGTGTGCCGACAGTTGATACTCGTGGATGGTTTACGGAAATGGTCCAGAGGGCACTAGACAAATCAGATTTTGTCGATGTCGCTCATTGTGTAGCTGTTGCGTATGTCGCCGATAAGTTGTGGGAGCAAAATAAAAAATAAACCCCGCCAACCAACCAGCGGGGCAAACCAAGGAGAACAAAATGAGTCCCCAATCTACAAACGGCACTGAAGTGGTGTCAAGTAAAAAATACGATGCCCTAAAAAACCGCGTAGAATCGTGGGCGTTGGCAACCGGCAAAACGATGGATGATTTTCTGGACGAGTTTGGCGTCCAGGAGTTTGTCCGGCTGTGTGTGCTGGACAATCTACCGCTGAACCGGGTGCTGCAATTCGGCGCGGTGACACCAAGTGAGGCCCTGCTGAAACTGGCCGAGGCCGAGGGTGTTGGCTTTTTTAAATTCATCGAACTCAACTACCGGGAAATCGCAGAGGAGTTTGGTCTTGAAAGTTAAAGACTGGCGCAAGCTATATGAGGGGTTGGGTATGGAAAGCAAACAACTATTAACCCATTCGCGTCTGTCATGTTTTCGGGCGTGTCCCAAAAAACATTTCTGGCGGTATGAAATAGGTTTACGGCCAGACGAAGATTCCTTTCCGTTGCGTATCGGGCAGATGTTCCACCGGGCGTTGGAGGCCGACTCCCGTGGCGAAAATCTTGACGTCACTATGGAAGAAATATCCGACGACCCGTATGACTTGGCACTGGTCGCGGCCATGTTTGTCGGATACAAGCGGCGGTGGGCCGATGAATCGCACATTGAAACCCTCGATGTCGAGCGGACATTTGATATCCCACTGACCAACCCTGATACCGGCGCGTCTACTCCGGTATGGCAACTCGCTGGCGTCCTTGACCGGATCGTTCGCCTGCCTGACGGTCGCGTTGCACTAATGGAACATAAAACGACTTCGCGGGATTTCTCGCCGGGGGCTGACTACTGGACAAGGTTGCAGTTAGATCAACAGCTTTCAATTTATATTCTTGCCGCCCGTGCTATGGGTTACGATATTCAGACCGTACTTTATGACGTAACGCGGAGACCGTCGTTGCGTCCGCTGAAGGCAACTCCAGACGACAAACGCAAATATACGAAGGACGGGAAACTGTACGCCAACCAGAGGGATCAGGATGAAACGCCGGAAGAATTTGCCGCCAGAATTGCCGAGGATATAGAAAGTCGGCCAGAGTATTACTATTCCAGAATCGAAATCGCCCGACCAGAACAAGATATTATTGATTGCCAAGCTGAACTGTGGCAACAGCAACTGTCAATTCGCGAGGCCCAACGGTCGGGGCGTTGGTTCAAAAACCCGGAATCGTGTTTCGGTTTGAATGGGACATGTGCATATCTTGGCCTTTGTCAATCGAGGATGTCACCCGACAGCGTACCGCCGGGATTTGTTATTGTTGACGACAAACACCCGGAATTAAGCCGGGTACATAACGCCGGTGCGGGGCAAGCCGCACAATAGGAGGAACACAATGGAGCAAAAGAAAACACCACCGCCACCACCAGTAAAAAACGGTAACGGTATGCCCGGTCAACCTTCTGCAAACACATCGTTCACGGTAGCCGGTGGGGTTGTCGGTGGGGCTGACAGGATTTTGATCTACGGCCCCGGCGGGATTGGGAAAAGCACGTTCGCATCGTTGGCACCCAACCCGGTATTTATCGACGTTGAGGACGGCACCAGGAAAATTGACGTTCGGAGAATCGGCGGTGTGGTAACATTTGCAGACCTGCGAGAATGTCTCCGGTCAAACGTGTTGGATGAATTCCAAACGGTTATTATTGACAGCGGGACAAGGGCGGAAGAGTTGGCCGTAGCCCACACGCTGTTGACGGTCCCACATGAGAAGGGGAAAAAGGTCAACCGGGTTGAGGACTATGGTTTTGGCAAGGGATACCAACATATCTATGAGATGTTTCTCCTGCTACTTACCGACCTGGATATTTTGGTTCGGCGGGGGAAGAACGTGGTAATCATTGCCCACGACTGTGTTGCCGATGTGCCGAACCCGGTCGGCGAGGATTATATCCGCTACGAACCACATTTTCAATCGCCGAAATCCGGCAAGGCGTCGATCCGCAACCGGGTTATCCAATGGGCCGATTACGTACTGTTTGTGGGGTATGATGTGGTCACAGAGGACGGCAAGGGTATCGGGGCCGGGACGCGGACAATTTTTACCACTGAACGCCCGGATCATATTGCCAAATCCCGGACAAAGATTGAACAGTTGGCGTTTGAAAACGAAGCCGATGATTCCATGTGGCAGGCCATTATGAAAGGAAACAACCAATGAAATTAGATCGTGCGGGACTATTCAAAGCGCGTCCTATTGAGTGGAGTGTTTATACCGCGAATAGCGGCGCGGTGTCCGTGAACATCCAATTCAAAATCACTGCCATGTACACAGAGGGCAAATGGCAATCATGGGAAGATTTTACCGACGTAGTGGTGTACGGTTCCTATTGGGTGGTGAAGAAGGATGGGACGGTCAACACGGGGACGGTCGATCAGCTGGCCCGGTCAATAGGGTGGAATGGTGATTTGCGAGCAACTGTGTCACCAGTGAAAGATGTTGAAGTGCAAATTACCGTCACTGAGGAAGACTACGAGGGCAAAGTTCAGTACAAGGCCGGATGGATGAACCCCGGCGATTATATACCGATGCCCCAAACGTCAGAGAAGGAAATTGACATCCTTCATGGCCGGTTCGGATCGCTATTGAGAGCTGCGGCGGGTGCGGCATTGGAGCAACAGAAGAAAGAGAAGCCGCCGGCAAAAAAGGACGATGATCTACCATTTTAGTGCGGGAAACAACAAGCCCCAGTGAGGGGGCACACCTGGTGACCTGACGTGAGCGGGGGCGGTCTGAAATGGCCGCTCCCCATTAGGAGAAACCGATGCTTGAAGATAAAAGTCCAAAATACCCGATATACAGCTATGACATCAGGTGGATTGAGGGTGATAATATTAAAAACGCGCTCGATATGTACCGGATGTTCCGCTCTACTCAAGACACGGATAAGTTGTTGTTCGAGTATTTTTCTGAAGACTGGCCTAAATATATCCGGGACAAAAAAATACAATCCCCACGCCAGGTTACGGGGACGATCACGTTTGTAGAATGTGAATCGTGGTGTTTGCGATGGTTCCAGCACTGGACATTCGATGTCGGGCAAACT